TTCTCTGGAACCACGACACTAACGAGCCGCTTGCTTCGGTTCGCGGTGGAAGCCTAGAGCTTACCGAAGACCGATACGGACTAAAGGTAAAAGCCAGACTGCCTAAGACAACCCGTGGGCGTGATGTTGCAGAACTTTTGCGTTCAAAAGTAATTGACTCTATGAGCTTTGGTTTCAATGTCATCAAAGACACTTGGTCCGAGAATGGTTCGGTTAGAACTTTAGAGTCGGTTAGATTGCACGAAGTAAGTATCGTGACCTTCCCCGCTTATTCAGCTACTACTGCTACTGTTAGGTCTATGCAACCTACTATTGACGCAGATGAACTTGCCAACGCGCTTCTAAAGCTGGAGTCAGGTGAAGACCTAGACGAGAAGTCGGCTTCTTTGATTACAGATGTCGTTGGCAAACTAAGACAGCAGCCTGAAGCTAAGGTTGAAGCTGGCGATAACGGTCTTGCTCTGCTTGACCTAAAGAAGAAACAACTTGACCTGCTATTGAAAAGGATCTAAATGGCTACCAAACAAGAAATCAAAGAAGCTATCCTAAAGGCGGCTGGCTACCCATCAGTAGGCGTTATTGCTGATATGGCAGATGAATTTGCCGATGCTGTAGTTGCCCTAGAAGAAAAGTCTTCGACACCTGCTAAAGAAGTCAGGGTTGTCGAACCTAAAGAAATCAGGTAAACTGATTTCCTGCCCTCACCGAGTATTCCCTTCCTCGGTGGGGGCCTTTTCTTTTACCGTGTTTTTTTGACCTAATAGACTTGACTTATCAGTTGAGTGTTAGCACCGCTGTATCTGTTGAGTGTCAGCACCGCAGGAATCCCCTACCAATAACTATTCAAGGAGACTAAATGTCTGAATTTGTAAAGTCTCAGGTAGAAGTTCGCAACAACTTGATTGCTCAGGCACGCGAGGTCCTAGACCTAGCTGCTGCAGAAAAGCGCGGACTATCTTCTGAGGAAAACGAGAAGATTGCTCGTATCGAGGCTGACATTGACCAGCGCGATGCAGCGATTGACACCGCACGCAAGCTAACCGAGCGCGAGAACCGCGCTAACGAGGCTGCTGCAACACTAAACACCACCCCAGAGGAAAGCCGTAAGTCTGAGTCTGACATTTTCCGTGCAATCGCTATGGGAGAAATCCGCGGCGGTCACGAGTTCAAGTCAGAAAAGCGTACCCTTACTTCCTCTGACAACACTGTTCCAAAGAGCTTCTACGACCAGGTATTCCAGATTGCAAGACTGGCTGGTCCAATGCTTGACATCGGACAGGTTATCAACACCGCTACTGGTGAGTCACTAACCATCCCAACCCTTACTGCTCGCTCAACTGCGACCATCAAGGGACAGGCTGTTCAGATCTCTGACTCTGACCCAACATTCAGCTCAATCGTTCTAGGGGCTTTCAAGTACAGCTTCCTAGTACCTGTTGCGAACGAACTATTGAACGATGCAGGATTCGACCTATCAGCGCTTATCGCTGAGCAGGCTGGAAACTCAATCGGTTTCGCAGTAAACACTGGTCTAACCACTGGAACTGGAACCGTTGAGCCTACTGGTGTTATGACTGCTGCTGCTTCTGCTGTTACTGGTGGAACTGGAGTATCAGGTGCTCCTTCATACGAGAACCTGATTGACCTAATTTACGCACTAGACGGACAGGCTCGTCTACTTCCTGGTGTTGGATTCATCACTGGTAAGTCTGGCCTAGCTGCTATGCGTAAGCTAAAGGATGGTGCAGGTAACTACATCTGGACCGACTCAGCAGTCCCAGGACAGCCAGCAACATTGCTTGGCTACCCAGTATATGAAAACCCCGCCGTTAGTGCAGTGGCCGTCAATGCATTTAGCGTGGGCTTCGGACATATGCCAAGCTACAAGGTTCGCACCGCTGGTGGAATCCAGGTAGCACAGTCTAGCGACTTCGCATTTGACAAGGATGTTACAACATTCCGTGTCACCATGCGTGTAGACGGAAACCTAACCCACTCTGCACATGTTGTGAAGTTCCGTGGTGGCGCAAGCTAATCACTAGCTAAAAGCTGAAAGACCCCAAGCGTGTAGGTTCGCTTGGGGTCTTTCTTTTGCTATGCTGAGGACAAAGAAAGGCAACCTACATGTCAAAAATAAAAGGGACTGTTTCCGTATTCTCAAATTCACCTGGTCAGCCGACTGGTTACGGCATCGCTGCTGAAGCGCTAGTACAAAGACTAAAAAGAGATGGCGCAGATGTCGCTGCTATCTCTAACTACGGCAACGAAGGTATCAAAACTCAGTTCGCTACAGAATACGGCGATGTACCTGTCTACCCGCGTGGAACTGATGCCTACTCAAACGACTCAGCTATCTTGGGACACAAGCACTGGAGAGCGCTAAACAAAAAGCAACCTGATCTACTAATTACTCTTTATGATGTTTGGGTTTTCCAAGGCAAAGCTTGGGATGGCTTGAATGTGGCATCCTGGACACCTATTGACCACAGCCCAGTTCCACCAGCCGTAGCTAAGTGGAGCGCAAAAGAAAATGTCATGCCTCTTGCAATGTCAAGATTCGGTCAGAAAGAGCTAGAAGCAAAGGGCATAGATTCCATCTACATCCCGCACTCTATAGACACTAAGGTCTTCAATCGCAGAGAAAAGATTGCTGGGCAGTCAATCGAAGACTACATGGGATTCGGTAATGACCGCTTTGTAGTCGGCATGAACGCCGCTAACAAGTCTGGTGGAATCATTCACCGTAAAGCCTTTGGTGAAAACCTTATGGCCTTCTCTATCTTCTGCAAGAAACATCCAGACGCAATGCTTTACATCCACACAGATCCAGTTAGTCCGCATGGATGGAACCTAATGGGACTCGGTGAGATTCTAGGTATCCCAAAAGACAACATGACCTTTGTAGATCCAGTTAGCTACCGATTCGGTATTAGCCAAGAAGACCTAGCTGGCATCTACAGTTCGTGGGATGTCATGCTTGCTACAAGCTACGGAGAGGGATTCGGTATCCCGACAGTTGAGGCTCAGGCTTGTGGTGTGCCAGTAATTGTTTCTGATTTTGCTGCTTCGGCTGAGCTGGTTGGCGAAGGATGGACTGTTGGCGGTCAGCCTTTATACGACAATGCACAGGTATCTTTTTTCACCATCCCTTCAGTTCCACTAATCGTGCAGGCATTAGAAGAAGCCTACGAAAGAGGAAAAGGCAAATCTGATAAAGCTATTGAGTTTGCTCAGCAGTACGACCACGATGTTGTATGGGATAAGCACTGGAGACCAGCCCTAAAGAAGCTGCTCAAGTGATTCCAGTCTTAGGCTTCTGCACACTAAGCCGTTTTGACTTGGCAGAGAAGCTAATGATGTCTATTGACTATCCAGTCGAAAACTTAGTGGTTATTGACAACTCAGGTACGCAAAACTGGATGCCACCACGAGTTGCTATGGCAAAAAATCAGTGGAACATTCAAGTACCAGAAGGACTCGGTTTAGTTGGCGCATGGAACTTGATTGTAAAGTCCACGCCGTCTGCCCCTTATTGGGTGCTTGTAAATGACGATGCTTGGTTTGAACCAGGAGCGCTTGCCAAGATTGCTGAAGAAGCAGACCCTGAAGCGCTTGTTTTTCCAGACATTGTGCCTGATTGGTCGTGCATTGTGCTTGGTGAGAAAGTTGTAGAGAAAGCAGGGCTTTATGACGAGCGTTTTTACCCTCTTTACTTTGATGACAACGATTATGAGCGCCGAATTGACAAAAAAGGCATTGAAATCAAGCGAATAGAAGCCAAAGTGCATCATCAAAACAGCTCTACGCTCAAAAGTGGCTATGAAAGCCAAAATTCGGTCACATTTAGGGCTAATCAAGCTCTTTTTGACAAGAAAGTGGCTGAAAATGACTATTCAGAAGGTCAGTGGAGCCTAAAAGTGCGTAGAAACAACTCATGGGCGTAATTTACACAGGTGGAACCTTTGATTTGTTCCATGCGGGTCATGTTGAGTTCTTAAAACGCTGTTCAGAGCTAGGTACAGTCGTTGTAGCACTAAATACGGATGAGTTCATCGAAGAATACAAAGGCAAGCCCCCAGTAATTAGCTATGCAGATCGCAGGGATGTTTTGCTTGCTTGCAGGTATGTAGATTCGGTTGTACCTAACATCGGCGGAGCTGATAGTCGCATCACAATAGAAACTGTTATGCCAGACCTAGTTGTGATTGGTTCCGACTGGGCAAGGCGCGATTACTATACTCAGATGGCTTTTGACCAAGACTGGCTAGACAGTCGGGGCATTGGGCTTTGCTATATTCCATACACCCAAGGAATTAGCTCTACTGCCATCAAGGAGCGTATGCGATTTAGGCGATAGACTAGACCTAGATTTAGCAAAGGAACCCAATGGCAATTACCAATGGATATGCGACCCTGGCTCAAGTAAAAGGCGCACTCCGAATCACAGACAGCGTAGATGACTCTCTACTGGAAATGGCTATTGAGTCTGCTTCAAGACTTATTGACGGCTACACCTATCGCTACTTTTACAACGCAGGCACAGCAGTTAGAAACTTTGCTGCCGAGGACTCTTACCTAGTAAACATTGACGATTTGGTCAGCATCTCAGAACTAAAGACAACTGACGAAATCGGCAGCGACTACACAACTTGGCTTGCAACTGATTATCAGCTACAGCCAGTAAACGGAAAACAAGACGGACTCAACATTCCGTACACAAGCATCCTTGCTGTAGATGACAAACTATTCAACACACTTGGAAGCCAAGCTCTTGTTCGCATTACTGGAGTATGGGGCTGGTCAGCAGTTCCAATCGCAATAACTCAGGCAACCATCATTCAGTCATCCAGAATTTACAAGCGTCTTGACTCACCTCTTGGTGTTGCAGGATTCGGTGATCTTGGAGCTATCCGTGTTGGTCGTTCGCTTGACCCAGATGTTGAGCAGCTAGTCATGCCGTACCGTATTATGAGGAACTTCGCCTAATGGCTTCTATCTCAGACATCCGCGCTGGGATTGCCGCTAACCTGGCAACCATTACTGGTCTCCGCACATCAGCAGAAATCCCTGACAACCCAAATCCGCCAATAGCCATCGTCTCGCTAGATTCGGTCAATTACGACAGAGCATACGCTAAGGGGCTTGTTGAGTACAACTTCACGGTCACGGTCATTGTGGGGCGTTCAGCGGAACGCATCGCTCAAAGGACATTAGACACATACATCTCAACAGGGCAAAACTCTATCAAAAATGCGATAGAGTTAGACAAGAGCCTTGGCGGAACAGCCTACGACTGTCGAGTAGCTTCATTGAACTCCATTGGTTCAATTCAACTAAATGACAACACATACCTGGCTGCTGACTTCACGGTCACAGTCTTAGCAAACTAGGAGAAATAAATGCCAAAGTTTTTCGCTCAGGATTACAAGATTACCGTAGGAACTGCTAACCTCAGCACATCCTTGGCTTCTGTAACCCTTGACATCACCTCAGACGAAGTTGAGACAACAGCTTTCGGATCTACCTACAGATCAAGAATTGGTGGATTACGAGACGGTTCTGTAACCCTTGACTTCCACCAGGACTTCGCTGCTGGTGCAATAGACGCTCTACTATTCCCACTACTCGGTTCAACCGTTGCAGTGAAGATCTCACCTCTGTCTACAGCAGTTTCAGCAACAAACCCTGAATACCGCTTTGACGCTCTAGTTACTCAGTACCAGCCATTCGCAGGCGCAGTTGGCGATCTAGCCACACTGTCTGTAACCTGGCCTCAGACTGGTGGCGTTACAAGAGGAACCTCAGCCTAATCCACTAGGATAAAAGAATGAGACTAAACCTACAAGTTGCTTACTCTGCTAAACCAGATGAGCTAAAAGAAATCATTTGCAATCCATCTGACATGGTAAAGCTTGAAACCAAGTTTGACATGTCAATAGCCAGTCTTGAAAACAACATCAAGATTACTCACTTGCTTTTCCTAGCTTGGGCAAGCGAGTCCCGCACTAAAGCAACTACTCTTGCGTTCGAGGAGTGGGTGGACACCGTAGAAAGTGTTAGCCCGTCTGAACAAAAAAAATAGTTGGGCTTGGTGACTCATCAGCTCATTGGTACATCGCCACATTAGCTGTTGAGACAGGCATCAGTCCCCGCGAGCTTATGCAGCTTGACGAACGGATGCTCTGGACCTTGGGTCGCTATCTTGTATGGCGAGCCACACACCAAGCACCTAAGCGCTGAGAAGAAGCACCCTTCGGGGTGCTTCTTTTTTGTTCGGTAGACTTAGGTTAGATAGGCGGACTAAATGGCATTGAAACTTTACACTGGGCGTAATAGCGCCATAAAGGTTTATGCAACTGACTGGAAAGCTTTTGCCAAAGAACTTCATAAAACTGACAAAGAAGCTTCTTTTCAGTTGAAAAAAGACTTCAAAGGCATTATGAAGCCAGCACAGACTTCTGTTATAGGCGGACTAAAACAGCTAGGCACTGGGGGTCCTTTTTCAGATTCCAAGAAAAATGGAATGGCTCACGGTGGTCGTACTGGTTGGGGCAGAAACTATGGTTCGGTTGGAAGCGCTGTCAGTGGAGCCAATCGTTATCCATACAACTCCGTGTTCATTGAGGCTTTCAACAGACCAAAAAGAGGTCAGACAGGTATTGCTCGACTTCGTGTTCGTTCAGCAGCCACAGTCATCGCTGATTTAGCTTCTAAAACTCGTGGCGAGCGAAGAACTCGCATGTATAAAATCCGTGAATTTGGTGGTGATGAGATCATGCGTACTCATTTAGTCAAGCCAGACGCAGTGCAAAACATGATAAACAAACTAGGTCCTGTTTCCAAGCCAAGCAAAAGAAGAAAATCTAGGAACATCTACCCAGCTTTTGACGCATCGTATCCAGCAGTGGCAAGAGAAGCAGAAAAAGCGATTGACAAAGCTGTCAGAATAGTAGAAGCAAACATAGACAGGATTAGTAAATGAGTCAGATGTTCCTGAATGTCGTAAGCACATTCAAAGGAGACGGACTAGCCGCTGCAACCAGGCAACTTGGCGCTTTCGGTAATGCTGCGGGTGGTCTTGGCGGAACTCTAGGTAAAGTCGGTGCTGCGCTTGCCTCATTCGGTCTTGCTACCAAAGCGGTTCAGTTTACAAAAGAATCTATTGACTCGGCTCGTGATTTAGAAAGAAACCTATTCTCGGTCAAAACCGTTTTTGACGAATTTGCACCAGCTATTGAGAAATTCTCACTAAATGCTGAAAGCTTAGGTCTTGCTCAGAAAGACGCAGCCAAAGCATCGGTATTTCTAGGATCTGTTCTAAAGCAGTCTGGCTTTAGCATGGAGTTTGTCACTAGCGAAACTCAAAAGCTTGTTGAACTTGGTGTAGACCTGGCTGCAACCTACGGCTACGATGTCCAAGAAGCTTTGCTTGGTATGACCGCACTGTTCCGCGGTGAGTACGACCCGATTGAGAAGTTCGGTGTCGCTATGAAGCAGAGCGAAATAAACTCTGAACTTGCCGCTAGAGGACTTGACAAGCTAGAAGGCGCTGCTCGCAGAAACGCCGAGCAGACTATTCGGTTGGAGCTTTTGTATCAGCGTGCTGCTGATGCCAGCGGTGCTTTTAGGGCGCAGTCAGGCAACTTGTATGTAGAGCAAAAGAAACTTCAGGCTGCATTTGAAAACATGCAGGCTACTGTTGGAACTCAGCTTTTGCCAGCCATGGGTGGACTTGTTGCAGTTCTAAAGCCACTCGTAGATGAACTAACTCCAAGACTTGTTCAAACTGTCACAGATGCCCAACCAGCTATTGAGATTCTTACTCAGCTAATCAAAGACATGGGCGATAAGACAACAACTACTGGTGCAACTGTTTCTGGTTTGGCGGATGGCCTTGGATTAGCTTTTAGACTAATTTCAGAAAACTTTGGAGTCTTGCTACAACTGACAGCATTGTTCATGGGTGTCAGATTGGCTGTAACCCTTGTAACGACAGCTTTGGCAGTGTTTACCGCCCATCCAATTATTGCAACACTTACTCTGCTTGCTGCTGGGATCATTCTCGTCAATGACGGAATGAAAAAGCTACAGTACACAGTAGACACAACTGGTGCATCAGTCGTAAGTTTCCGTGAGGAAATAAAGAAATCTGGGCAAGACTCAAAGTATGTTACTGATAAATACGGTGTAGTCGGTGTTGTATTTCAGCAAGCTACAGCAGAAGCTCAAAGACTTGGAGCAGAAGTCGCAAATGCTGACAGGGCTAGGCTTGACAATCTAAAAGCACAGGTGCTGGGCATTAGGATTTCTGCTGGAGAAGCGGCTAATGAGATGCGCCGTATGGCTGAGCAAGCTGGAGTAAAGCTAGGTAAAGATGGGGCTATTACCACTACTACCACTCCAACTACTGCAACTACTGGCGGTGGATCTGCAAGCCAATCGGTTACTGGTTTACCAGCGCTTATTGCAGCAGCCAAAAAGGACGCTAAGGTTGCAAAAAAAGAAACAAAGCTTATCGGTAGTGGTTTATCACAAGCTGTAGCTGAATGGATTACAAGTAGCTCAACACCTATAAAGGCTGCTAATCAGGCTCAGGCCAAGATTGCTAAAAACGGGCAAACTGCGATTGCCAATCTTACTAAGAGATACAACCAATCTGCTGCTGGTCAGCAAGCGGCAGCTCAGGCTGCTGCAGAGGCAGCTCAGGCTGCGGCTCAGGCCGCTGCTGAAATGGCTCGCGCCCAACAAGAAGCTGCTGCTGCCGAGGCTGCTGCTCTAGCCGAGCGTGAGCGCATTTATAACTCATTCTTAGATTCGGTCAAATCTACCTTTGCTGGCATCAAGAACGCAATTCTGGGAGCTTTTGACATCACAGGACTTGGTGGATCTACCAACGCAATCATTCGTAACATGAATAAGCTTTTGTCTAAGGTCAGGGACTTTTCCAAGAACATCTCACAACTTGCAACTATGGGTCTTGACCCAGCGCTTCTACAACAGGTCATTCAGGCTGGTCCTATGGCTGGTGCAAGACTGGCAAGCGCTCTTGTAGCGGGTGGAGCTGGTGCGCTAGGTGAGATAAATGCAGGTTATGGACAACTCGGTTCACTAGCTTCTGAAATTGCGACAACAGGCACTCAGTCACTATTCGGTCAGACAAAGCAGGAAACCGTCTACAACATAAATGTCAGCGGTGGAGTCGGTTCTGGAGCAACCATCGGTAAAGCCATCGTAGACGCTATCAAGGACTACGAGCGCACCTCTGGTGCTGTCTGGCAGGGTGCGTAATGCCAGCTCCCGCAGTCAAGGTTGAGCTTGGTCTAAACCTAGGCGAAAGAGACCCTTACGCCTTCAAGCTTGATGATTCGGTTCGAGGCGTACTTGACAACACAGACTACACACTCGGTGGAGAACGCTACTTTGACATCACCTCAAGACTTGTCACAGCTCAAATACGCCGTGGTAAGTCACAGGCCCTAGATCGCATTGACGCTGGTGTGCTTTCGGTCACAGTAGATAACTCAGACAGAACCTTTGACCCGTTATACGAAAACGGTCCATACTACGGTCAGCTCATTCCTAGGCGTTCGGTTAGAGTCACCAGCAACGACCAGCCAGTATTCATTGGCTTTGTAGATGACTTTGACATTCAGTATGAGCCAGGCGTGCAGTCTGTTGTCCGCATTGACGCTTCTGATGCTCTTTCGGTTCTTACCAACGCAGGACTTGAGGAGTTCACGCCTAACTCAGAGCTATCGGGCGCTCGCATAAACACAGTGCTAGACAGACCCGAAATTGACTGGCCTGCTGAGCTAAGAGAAATTGACCCAGGCAACTCGCTAATGCTCGATGCCGATGTAGCAGAAGGCACAGCAGCACTTGAGTATTTGCAACTTGTAAGCAACTCAGAGTTCGGTACTTTGTTCTTAGGCAAAGATGGCAAGGTTGTGTTCCGCGAAAGAAACGCGGTCCCGAACACCCCTGACATTGTTTTCTCAGACGAAGTAGTTGCAGGCGTATACACAGGTATTCAGTTTGCCGATGTAAACATCATCTACGGATCAGAGAACCTCTACAACAGAATCGCCCTAACAAACGCAGATGTCTTCCCAGAAGAAGCCTTTGCCGAGGATGCGACTTCTCAGGCAGTCTACGGACCAAGAACTCTAAGCCAATCAGGGCTACTTATTCAGGAGCCAGAGCAGCTTCAGTTCTTGGCTGACTTCTTCTTGGCTCGATACAAAGAGCCTCAGTACCGTTTTGAGACGGTCACAGTGGTTCTAGACACCTTGACAACCGTGAACCAGGACAAGGTGCTAGACCTAGAAATCGGTGACATTGTTCAGGTTCGGTTCGAGCCTTCTGACATTCCGCCAGCTATTGAGCAATACTGCCGAATCATCGGGATAAACCACGACTGGACTCCTGGTAGCAAGAACATCAGCTTTGCCCTAGAGCGCCTAGACTTTGCGGTCTTTATCCTCGATGACCCTGTACTCGGTGAGCTGGACAATGACCGACTTGCCTACGAGTAGTAAACTAAACTAAGACAAAAGGAAACCAATGCCAAGAAAAACCTTTACCGCTGGTGAAGTCCTAGCTGCTGCTGATGTGAACCTATACCTCAGCAACGAAACAACGCTGACTGCCTCTACTGTGACTGCTTACACTGTCACCACATCTGACCGCTACAAGATCCTAGAGTTTGACTCTGCCTCAGCTCAAACAGTGACCTTCTCAACTGCCACAGCTTTCCAGCCTGGCGAGCGTGTAGACATCCTTAGAGATGGTGCTGGAACTGTCACAATCAACAGAGCCTCAACAGCCGTATCTATCTTGGGTCGAGGAACCGCAGGAACCGCCTACGCAATCGGTACTCGCTATGACGCTGTTTCCGTTGTCTGTGTTTCTGCTAACTCTTACCGCATTATTGGTAACGCAACGGCGGTCTAACTATGGCACTAAGTCCTTTAGGTATTTTTAGTGCTGCTGGCGTTGTCAGTGCATTTTCTCTTGAATACCTCGTTATTGCTGGTGGTGGAGGTGGTCAGGACATTGCTGGTGGTGGTGGTGCTGGTGGATACAGGTCATCAGTTGTGGGTCAATCTTCAGGAGGAGGCTCATCAGCAGAATCAGCTTTGACCATAACCCCAGGAGTTAGTTACACAGTAACTGTTGGAGCAGGTGGTTCTGCTGG